ATCTTCAGAAATTTCTTTAAGACGACCAGTAGCAAGATCATAATAAAGGTAACATGCTGGGCCTGTCTCACCACAGAAACGGTTCTCTGTTACTGTGACAGTCATACAGTTACGAACAAACTCAGATGGAGCTAACTTGTCTCTTTCGAGTTTGATGACCATGTTGGCGAGTTGTTCAATACCTTGAGTACCTCTTATCTCACCATTTCTGTTTTGGTGGACAACGGCGAGGACACAGACATTGAGTTCCATGCATAACGTCTTAATCTTGGTTGCCAGTTCGTCGAGTTGCTTACGCTCGTCGCCTGATTGGTCTGATACGATAATCGAGAGGTGGTCAAGAATAATATATTTGCAGCCAAGTGCATACATTTGCCTCATTTGATTTAGGACAGCATCAATGCTATTAGAACCAAAATGATCCCATAGAACAACCCTGTCAGTATTAACGACTGCATCATAATATTCTCTAATCTTTTCTGGGGGTTCATTATCCCAGATATCTGGTAGATGAAGCCGCTTATTAGCGTGAATAGACATAAGGTTAAGAGCAGTGTCACGATTAGATTCCTCCAGTCTCATAAGACCGACTTTAGCGTCCTCAGTATTTCTGAGAATATGGTAAGTAATCTCACCCAATATTGTTGACTTACCGATCTTAGGTTGGGCATTGACAATCACCAGTTCAGAGAGACGAAGACCATAAGTCTTATCGTTAAGACCTTGGAAGGGATAGTAGATAGTTTCATGTTGTGGAGGATTGATAACAACATCCCAGAGTTCAGTACCTAGCTTGATACCAGCAGGGGTAAACTTAGATGCTGCCCACCATTCCTTTTTAAACTGTTTAGATTTACCAGCTTGGAGATACTCATTTGGGTCTTTATGCTCAGAAAGAGTTAAGACACGAACCTTCCCAATGGGGAAGACACCAGCTACAGCAAGTGCAGCTTCCTGTCCGGGATAGTGAGTAGAGCCATCCGGACCTTTCTTAGCTTCATCTTTATCGAAGCAGATAACAATATCATCAAATGAATTAAGATATTCAAAGTTATTCTTGCAGTCAGATAGAGCCTGAGAGGCTGATCTAACAGACACTACAGGATACCCACCATTCATCTCATAGGCGGCTAGTGCGTCACACTCACCCTCTACAATGGTAATAGATGGGGCACACCCAGCAGGGAAGACAGACTGACCAAACAGATCAAGCTTCGTGCTATCTCCCTCCATTCTAAAGTCTTTCACACCACGGGCTCGTAGCTTATTGGCTACATGTTTCCCCCGTTGTGTATAAGGATAGATGTGAACAAAAGGTGCTTCTGTGTCTTCAACGTATGTAACGTTATATTTCTTTGTTGCTTCTAGACCAATACCCCTGTCAAGTAGAGGTACTTTAACTTCAGTTGGTAGCGGTCTAATTTCTTTAGACGGTTTAGTTGTCATTAAACTTGTGTACTTTCTACATGAAAAACAATAGGTATGATCTTTATATACGTGTAGTGCGTCAGAAGACCCACAATCAGGGCAATTCTTCTTCATCTAATTCTTCCCCTTCGTCGTCATCGTCAAATGATTCCTCTTCAAAGTCAGAGAGAGTATCATTGACTGAATCATTACAACTAGGACAAGGAAGACACTTATAGTTATTATCAAACTCAGGCTCTTCAATGTATGCGTTACAGATGTAACATCTCAATAGTTGACCCTTTCTAGGTTTGTGTTTTATTATTCTTATATATTATAGCTGAAAAATTACGACGTGTCAAGTGATTTATTTTTTACAAATACTATTGACATCACTTTAGAGTCTTCAAAATCATATAGATGAGGGGTGTTTTATCTGGGTCTTTCTCCATAAAGACAATTGTATTACGAATAGTTTCAAACTCTATCCCAGAGATTTCAAGAGCTGAGTCTTTAGTCTCTGGGTTATTGTAAAACATAATCAATAGATCAACGTCGATCCCGAATCTTTTGTTCAAACGCGCTTCTATAGACTTCAAGTGTTTGTCCTTCCAATCCGGGGGCTGTGTTAACTTCTAAAATCCAACTACCTTTTTTGTTCTCAATTACGTCAACAGCGCCAAAGTCGAGGCCAAGAGCGCTAACACAATGAACAGCCATTGCCATTGATTCTGGTGTTGGTTGTCCCGAGTTTCTTGCGAAGAGGAACCCGTTGTCATGGTTACGTAAGTCGAAGGATGTGGGGGGATTATTAGGGTTGGCAATCTTTCGTTGTGTATCAATAACGTGTCCAAAAGCGACATGAACTCTGAATTCTCTGAGTTTTTTGATATATCTTGTATAAAGCTGAGCCTGTACCGGGGTGGCAGGCGACTCAGATACGACAATACCTCTGCCTTCGCTTCCACGCAGGAGAGTTCTCGCAACACACTTTTCCCACGTAGCGGCCACTTGTCTATCAGTAGTAAATGAAACAGTTCTGACATCTGCATTACCTTCAAGTTCACGAAAGAATAAGAGTTTGTTTGTCGCTACTCTAACAGCAGCAGGGTAGTTAAACACAGTCTCACCAGTGAAATCAAAGTGAATGTCACTAGCACCCCAGTTGATAATAGTATCTCCACGAGGTCTATTATAACGAGTGGTATTATGTTTAATCCTACGAATGTCAAGAGCTTCTGCAAGTTGTCGGGCCCCAGCAGAACCGGGATTGTATGGGTATAATAGTGTAGCCATTAGTTAACCTCATTTAATTCTGTTCTACGAATAGCTTGACTACGTCTCACAGAACTTAACAATGTAGTATAAGAAGCCCTATCAAGAGCAGCAGCAGTTTCTGCAAAAGAATAAGCAGGCTCAGCCTTAGGCTTATCAACAACCTTTGTAGGCTTGTCCACAACCTGAGCAGCATGTGCAAGACCCTGACAGAAGATCATTGCTTTAGAAAGCTCTTGAGCAACCAACTTTCTATTGATAAGTTTCTGAGGATCAGAATACAGGTACTTCATTGTAATGGGAAGATGTTGTTCAAAGTATTCTGCAAAACCAAGACCAGACATACCTTGGAAGATTACTTCTGGGTGGTCCATAGTAAGAGCTGTGTTATACATCTCCTGAAGCATCTGAACAAAGCTACGATACTCATTGACATCATTTGTACCACGGTGACAACGGAACTCAAGAGTGCCGAATCTACCGAAAGCATTCAGGTTAAGAGCAAGGTACTTCTCATAACCAAACATGTCATGTGGGTGACCTTGAAAAGACCGGAGAAGGCCAGCCTTTACAGAGTTAGAGTCACACAACCTTAAGCAGAAGTGATTAGCAACCCTATTCTCAAACCCAGCACGAAGGGTAATAACGTTCTCAAGCATGTAGTACATGGTCAAGAAGTTATGAAAGTCTTTCACAGTTCTAGGCTGGAAGTTGACATGAACGTGAAAGCTTGTGCGTTCAGAGAAGTCAAGATGCTTGTTCTGCTTAAGGAACGTCTCCAACAGATCAAGAGCTTGGAAGGTATCTTCAGGTGTATTAGGACGACGTGTCACGTACTCGATACCGTTATTACGAAGAGAACCGTCTGTGTGTGTTGTCCACATCTCAGCGAATCTCTCAGGATAACGAACATCTACTGCGTTCTCAACCTCAACTTCAAGACCAAAGCGAAGGTCATTGTATCGGTTATCAAATGCATAACCAATCAAAGATTTAAGTTGTGAGTTGTAGTGGTCTTTAGTGATAGTCTTAGGCGTAAACAGCGACACGAGCAGCTTCCTTCTTTTCTGTCATTAACCGTTCTAATGTTTCCCTGCACCAAGCGAACTGTGGATACAGAGTAAGTTCTTGGGACTTAGAGTCATACTCACCAATGATATTATCTTCCCAGAAGATATTGTAAGCTCTAAGTGTAACACGTTTCATTGCAAAGTCAGGACTCAGGGCACCACATCCATAGTCCACAACCTGTTTAAGACTCAGGTATTCACCACGCTGAGCATTCACAAAAGCTGTACCAACGAACACGTTAATCCAGCCGGGTGCCCGACCCTCTTCATCAATACCCGGAAGAGTTGTGACAAAAGAGTTAGCAGAGCAAAGTCCAAGTTGTGTACGCCGGGCTGGTGTGCGCTGCATACGAACAACACGAACAGTCTTATTACTGAAATAGTTTGTGTACCCAAGAACGAACTTGGGCGGAGTAATAATGACTTCGTTGAGAACAATGTTCTGGTTGCGTTTGTTAAACAGATTCTGACCAGTCGCTACAAGCGTACCGGGAGTGTCCTCTCTAACACTGTCAATGTAGATAGGCTCTCCATTGTGTTGAATCAAACAACTTGACAACCGAGCCTGAGCATCAGCTAGCCTTAAGTATTGCATCGAGAACCTCCTGCGCTTTCTTCCGATTACCTGTGTT